TGGATCACATCCATACTTCTTACAGAATGAACCTAGCCCCAGATAACGCTTCTCAGTGGTCCACTGAATAAGTCCGTACCCACCCCGATTACAATCAGAGTAAGGAACTCTAGCACCTCCCTCGCAAATGTTGGAATGGAACTTGCTTTCCTGTTTAATATTTCCCAGTATCGTTGCCAGAGCATTTTTATCTGTGATTTTAGTTTTCTCTTGAAGTTCTGAAAGAACATATTGTTCTTCAGGTGTACAGTCAATACACTTCCAAGTAGGAATATATGGTTCTACTGGAATACTTACAACCTCATTTTGCTTTATTTCTTTTTCCCCTATTGCTTTAGTGGCACAAGAACCGGAAAGAATTGCTAGTATAATGGAAATTGCGATCCGTCCAAACATTAAGAAGAAGGCATGGTACTCCCCAATTATAGATTACTCAATTGCGTATGTCAAGGCAAAATCTAATCTGAGAAAATGACACAGTTAGCAAATCCACCATTCTTTCCATCTGGATTAGATATGTGCTCTTCTGCCTCATCTCTAGTTTCAAATGCAATTTTATTTTCTACATTATCAGACCACCTATTATTGCCAGTATAGTAAAGAGTTATTGATTCAGATATTATGCTAGGTTTTTTTAAGTAAAAAGACATCATGATTTTTTGTTTATTTAGTTAGATAAATATCTAAAAAGTGTCTTGATAAAATGGCTGATAGAATACCACTTATTATAAATCCAAGTGCAAATCAAATTCAAGAATTGCCCCTTTCTGATGCATTACTTGTACATGCTGGTGCTGGAAAAGGTCTTGAGTTTACAAATAATCCTGGTGGTGGATCTGGTGATCTTGCATCTATCACATATGAAGTGGTATCTGGAGAAAGCACAAAATTAAAAATAGCAGTTGAGAATGATGGTTCAGGTGCAAATCAAGATAATATAGAACTCTCAACACCAACTGGTGCAAAGGTTGATGTTACATCAAACTTAACTGTTGGTTCAAACTTAACTGTTGGTGGAACATTAGACTTGACAGGAACTAGCGGTGCTGGTGATAGTGACATAAATTTAAGTGGCGGTAATGATGCATTATCTGTTATAACAGTTACTGGAACCTCTAGTAATTCAAGTCAACTCCACATTGCCTGTAGAAATAATAATAATACTGCTGATGTTAGCGTTGCACAATTTAAAGTAGGTGCGAGCAATAAAATAGAAGTTACTACTGGAGGTGAAATTACAGCGGCGCAACCATCTTGCCTGTTAACGAATGTCACGAATGTCGCAAATTTTGATTCAAACAATAATGACGACGCAATTGGTTTCGAAACAATAACTACAAATGTTGGTTGTACTGTAGGTAATGATCCTGGAGCTGCTGCAAGAAGTAGAATAACTGTTCCCAGTACAGGAACTTATTTGGTTAGTGCAAATATATCAGGCACCTGTTCTAACAATACAGGGGGACAGGATTCAGTGCAAATATATCTTCGTAGAAATGGTACTACAAATAGCAATGTTTATCCAACTATGGACACTTATCCAAGATCAGTCTTTGGCCAAGCCACAGGCCAAGAGTTTTTTCTTTCTTTTACACTACCACTACCTCTTAATGCAGGTGATTTCCTTGAGATTTCTATACGTGAACTAAATAGCGGTGTTGGTGAAGCAACTCTCAAGAAGGGTTACTTCTCTGTCACTAAGTTACATTGATTTTTAATAAAGTATTCAGCATCAATGATCGCTAATGGTTTCTTACCATTCTTTTTCATGATGACTATTGGTTCATAATTACCGGCATTTGCCTTTGCTTGATCATAGGCATCCCATACGTTGAGTTTCTCTACATTCTTACACTCAACACTATAAGGAAATTTTTCCCTAGCAGACCTTGCCATCTGTACATCCTCTCCACCTGCACCCATAGAGCAGGATTTAATATCTTCTGGATGTATATCAAAGGTCTCTATAAGTTGTTGTACTACCCATTGCTGTAGTCTTCGGCCCTTTGCTTTCGCACTCTGTGTCTTCATCAAGTATCCATAGTAGCTCTATATACTAGTTATCTATGAACCCTGACAGAGTTATTCTACATAAAAAAAGAGGGTTTGTCAACCCTCCTCAACTGCTGATTTGTAAGCTTCGAATCCATTATAATCTCCAAAGAGATAGGAGTCTGCTACTGCAGCGTCCTTATATGCCCTCAGAGAGTCCTCTACGGTGAGTGGAGTAAGTGGTTCAATGTTTTCCATCTCCCACCAGATTTTCTCTAAATTAGAGGGAGAATCCTGCGAATGTGTCTTTTGTGACATCTTGTTTAATACCTCCAACGATGTATGATTCAACCTCAGTTTCTTGAGGAGCAACTTGAAGACCTTTTGAAGAAATCCAATGCTCTGTCCAAGGAAGAGGATTGTTTTTTGCTGGTATATCGTATATAGGTTTCAATCCTATAGACTTCATACGTCTGTTGGCAATCCACTCAACATATTGATGTAAAAGTTTATCATTTAGACCAATCATAGATCCATCCTTGAACAGATATTCTGCCCAGGATTTCTCTTCATCTACAGTCTTTCGGAACATCTCATAGATATTCTCTTCTTCTTCCTTGGCAATCTCTTGCATCTCAGGATCATCACCCTGCTTCCACTTGTTGATAATATTTTGAGTTAATGCCAAGTGTTGATTCTCATCTCTTGCAATAAGAGAGATGATCTTGGCGGATCCTTCCATAAGTTTGAGTTCACCAAATGCAAAAGAACAAGCGAAACTGACATAAAAGCGAATACCTTCCAATATGTTAACATTGGCGATTGCTCTATAAAGTTTACGCTTTAGTTCTCTACGCTCTTCCTCCATGTTTGGAGAGTCTTTCCATGCATCTTCCCACATTCCACTAGAACCCCAGGCCTGAGCTGCATTAATGAACTCATCATACGCCTCTGTGACGCTCTTGGCACGTTCAATAATCTTGTCATTATCTAAGATAGTATCGAATACTTCAGAGGGGTCTGCATACACGTTCTTGATGATATATGTGTATGAACGACTATGGATCATTTCCATAAATCCCCATACTTCCATGCATGATTCAAGTTCTGGTAGAGAGCAATATGGCATAAACGCCATGCTGGGTCCTCTACCCTGAACAGAATCAAGAAGGATTTGATATTTTAAATTAGATGTAAAAATGTGCTTTTGTTCTGGACGCAGATTTGCATAATCTGCCCTATCTTTTTGAAGAGAGACCTCCTCTGGTCTCCAGAAATAACCCAATTGCTGTTGAGTTAATTTATCAAATACTGGATATTTAAAAGTATCGTATCTTTGAACTCCAAGTGGTTTTCCAAAAAACATTGGTTGCTTTTTTCTATCAACCTTCTTCGAGTTAAAAACCGTCATACCATGCATTTGATTCTTCTCCGATGTAGTAAAATTGTACTCTTTCATTTTAGATTTTGCAACTTTCGCAATCTTCTTCCTCCGCTACCATTAGTTCACCTACAAGATTATCTAGGGTTTTTGATTCTTCGACATCTTCATCAGACTTGAAGTCATAAGTATTTTGGTAGTAACTGGTCTTCCAACCGTACTTGTAAGTCCTCAGGAGATCTTGTGCCATTTCAGAAACTGGAACTTCATTGTCAGCATAGTTCTTTGGATTATAACTCCAGTTGCCGCTGATTGCTTGATCAAAGAACTTTTGCATTACACTAACAACATTGATATAACCAGTATTATCAAGCATGTCCCAAAGAAGAGTATAATTGTTTTTGAGATATTGATATCCTGGAACAATTTGTTTGAGCGGACCCTTTTTGCTCTTCTTAACGGACAAGTATCCACGAGGTGGTTCGATTCCATTAGTGGCATTTGACACAACGGAACTACTTTCCGATGGCATTTGTGCAGACAATGTTGAGTTCCTAAGACCATTGGTGGTGATAGATACTCTAAGACTTTCCCAATCATAATTATACTCTGGTTTAACGATTTCGTTTACATCTGTTTTGTATGTGTCAATTGGCAAAATACCTTTGGAATACTTTGTCCTATCGAAATAACCACAGGGGCCCTTCTCCTCTGCAAGTTTGTTAGAAGACTTCAGAAGATAATACTGGAATGCCTCTGTAAGTCTGTGGACCGATTTCCAGGCGTCTTGGCTGTCATACTTGAATCCTTGTTTTGCAAGGTAGTGTGCAAGTCCAATATATCCAACACCAAGAGACCTACGATTTTTAGTTGCAATCTCTGCTGCATAGATGGGATAGTTTTGATAATCAATCAATTCATCTAGAGATCTCACTGCAAGATCACACAACTCCTCTAGATCATCAATATCACGAATCTTTCCAACATTGACAGCAGACAAAATACACAAAGCAATTTCACCATCTTTGTCAATATGCTGAAGTGGTTTTGTAGGAAGAGTAATTTCTTGGCAAAGATTGCTCATCTCAACCTTATCTGTAAAAGAGGAATGAGAGTTGCAATGATCAATGTTCATAATGTACAGACGACCAGTCTCTGCTCTTTCCTTCAGTAGATCGAGGAAGAGTGCTTGTGCGCTGACAGTTTTTCTTGGAATAGACTGATCTGATTCATAACCCACATAGAGATCGTCAAATGAATCAGTACCAAAAGCATCATACAGACCTGGTACGTCATGCGGTGAGAATAAGCTAATTTCTCCATTCTGGATGAAACGCTCGTAGAAAAGTTTTGAAATCTGGATGGAGTAATCAAGTTTGCGGACCCTATTATCTTCTGTGCCTTTATTATTCTTGAGAACAAGAATGTCTTCTATTTCTTGGTGCCAGATTGGGAAGTGGACAGTCGCTGAGCCACCTCGTATTCCATTTTGTGTACAACACCTGACAGTTGATTCAAACTTTTTAAGGAATGGTACAACACCTGTGTGTTGAACTTCTCCACCTCTGATTTTACTGTTGATGCCACGGATTCGGCCTGCGTTGATACCGATTCCCGCCCTTTGTGCAACGTATTTGCCAATTGCCATATCAGAAGTAAAGATACTATCGAGGGTGTCATCAACATCAACAAGAACACAGCTAGCAAATTGTCTAAGTGGAGTTCGCACTCCTGCCATGATAGGTGTGGGAATGTTGATTTTGTGTTTGGAGATGGCATTGTAGTACCTATGAACGTAGTCTAATCTATTATCTTTAGGATAATCTGCAAAAATAGTTGCAGAAATTAACATGTACATATACTGAGGCGTCTCATAGAGTTCACCGGAACTTCTATCTTGAACCAAATACTTGTCAACTACTTGACGAAGACCAGCATATGTAAATAACAAATCACGATCATGATCAATCCAAGAATTAATCTTGTTCCACTCTTCTTCAGTATAACTTAGAAAAAGTTTGTCATCATAAATTAATTTATCTGATCCAGTCTTCAAGTGATCTTTTATGTGTGGAAATCCTTGATTCCACTCAGGACCAAATACTTGCTTATACAGACCAAACAAAAGTAGTCTTGCGGCAACATACTGATAATTGGGAGTATCCAGATCAATTAAATCAGAAGCAGATCTAACAAGAATTTCTTGAATTTCTCCTGTGGTAATTCCATTGTAAAATTGAATTCCAGACTGTATCTCCACCTGAGATGCAGAAACTCCTGCAAGACCCTCACAGGCACTTTCTACCATCTTATGGATTTTATCCAAATCCAAACTTTCTGTTTCTCCATTTCTTTTTAATACTTTTGTGCCGTTGGTCATATTCTTTTCCATTCGATAAATTTTACTTTTGCATTAAGTCCATGATAAGTATTTGATTTTACCATGTCTTTTACATTTAATCCAGCAAGGAACATATCATTAAGATCTTTCTGTTTAACTTCAGAATTCCAAATTACTACTTTCTGTCCTCTATCGACGAGTTTTGATACTCTGTTGACGATTTGTCTGTTACGTGGTTCATTATCAAGAACCCAAATATGATCGCTCCAACCAAGCGTCCTAATATCAACGTCGGACCCACACATAGCAACAGCATTTTCGAGAAACGTGGAGTCGAAGGGTCCTTCAACAATGTAAATGGGTTTCGAAACATCGATCTTATCAAGTCCGTAAATCTTTGGTTTTTCATCATTGAGCATCACCGTAATATATCTAAGTTTGGACTTTGGATTAAGAGTCCTCCCTTGGAATCCAAAGATTCCATCTTTGTCTTTGAGCGGAATGATAATTCTAGACTCATCATTACTTTCATCTTCAAATGTATATTTTTGAGTATTAGTCCAGTATTTAAATTTTTCACAGAAATAAAATTCCCTGAACAATTTTTCTGGTATTTTTCTTTTTTTAAGGTAGATCTTTGCTGGGTGAGAATTATTTAGTTCTGAGATTCTTTGGAGATCAAAGTCCTTTTTTTGAAATACTGGTTTACTCTTTGGCAACACTGGATCTGGTGTATTTGTACCTTTGCCAGTCAATCCTGCCCTATAGCGTTCCATGACATATTGATCATATAAACCAACGTCTTGGTCCTTCAGAAAGTTTGAAAAACTTTTTGAAGCTCCACAATTATGACATTTGAAGTTATGATCGTTTTTATATTTGTAGATATATCCTCTTGTCTTGTTTTTGTTCTTTTGGGAATCACCACAATAGGGACACCGAAAAGTATAAAGATTTTCTTTTTTTCGACTAAACTTTTGCAACCGAACCGAGACCAGTCCGATATACTTAGAGTCAACAAAACTCATTACAAGACACTACTTCCTAGGTTCTATTATACCCTGTTGAGAACTCGGTGTCAAGAAAGACGATAAAACTCTTTGACCCGGAATACTAACCACAAAAGATATAATTGTGAGTGCTCCTGCAATACTCCACATCTTTTTTTCTAACATTCTAAGTCTATCATCAATTTTTCTTATATCTTTTTCGCAACCAAGTTTTATAATTTCCGCTTGTCTATTTACTTCTCTATGAACACTCTCTACCTTTTCAAATAAAACTGCATCTATCCTATCTTGCTTTTCTAATTTTTCATTGTGAACAGCAAGGAGTTGTCCCATCTTAACAGAATTGTCTTGAAGAGAATCAACGATGCGTTCTAATCTTTCCAAAATTGCTGCATTAGCGGCGGAGTTATCCATTTTTCACAAATTTTAACCCTTGTTTGAAACGTTCTCTAGCACCGGGATATTTTCCCTTTCCTATTATAGTCTTTCTTCTTCTCATCTTTCCCATCGGAAATTCTTTTCCAGCAGTTGGTCCAGATGCAGGAGAATTTCCACTAAAACCTCCGCTAGATCCAGCAGCATTAGCGACTACCATTTCTTCATTCATTTCGTGAATGATATTAATAATTTTTTTAAGTCGATAATCCATCAAAGTTTCTTTAAAAGTTGCATACAATTATCATTTATGGGAATATTATGCAATTCTGATTTTGGATATTCTGGGAGTCTCTCAAGATATAATATAAAAGTTTTCAAAATACTCCAAAGGTCTTTGTCTATTTTATAAAAAAGCAATGGGGTCGTTGCTTCTCCAAATATGTTGTATAAAATTATAAAATGATTTAGTAAAAGATGTATATTTAAATCCCCAGTATTTTTATACTTGTTGAGAATTCTTTTTATCCATTTAAATCTTTTCATATCATCATAAAAATCCTCTTGCGTCACAGCTTGAGGATTTTCATAATGTTTTATAGCGAACATTATATAGTTGGATTCATTAAGTTCATCAAATCGCATATTAAATCATTTAGTTATCAGGAATCTGCAAGAATGGTATCGTCAGATGCGTCTCCAGTAATGCTACTGCTCGCTACAAGAGTTTCTGTTTTAACTCTAAAGTTGCCGTGCATGTCTGTGTAAGATGTAATTCCAACCCAACCAGCATGAGCAGGTGCATACTTACGTGCATTACCTGAAGCGGCATTGACAACACCTTGCTCAGTAGTGTCTACACCAAAAATTTCATCTCCACCATAGTTGGTATCAAGAACTGCAGATTTAGGTTGAGCAGAGATGTTGTAAGCAACACCACTGATTGCGGTTCCATCCAATCCAGTCGTATTATGGATTGTGAAAGTTGTGTTTCCAGTTCTTTCTTTGATGGTTGCACTTCCCTTACCTGTGATAGTAACAACGCTACCTTCGATGGTGCCAGCTGCTGGAAGAGTACCGGTGCTAATTGTGGCAACCTTAGTAGTCAGGTTCACACTGATTGTACCGGTAGAAAATAATGAGTCTGATATACCCCAGAGAGCCATGTTTTCTTGCCTATAATTCTTTATATTGATATTTATAAAAAAAAGAGACCTCACTTCTGGGTCTCTAATATCATTCTACTTCTTCTCTGGTCTTGATTGCTTTGGAAACAACTTCAAGAAGTTGATCATCCATATCAGTCTTTGTTAACTTAACTGCTTTAGCAAGAATAATAAGACAGATCTCAATGAGTTTCTCACCGAGTTCTTCATTTTCCGGAATCTGTTTGACGGCATCGGAAATTACCTTTGATGCGAATGGGAGTAAAAATGCGAACATAATTTTATACCTATAACAACTAAACTTATTTAGAACTCCTCATTCCTTCGGTGATCAAGATAGGCGATAATTTCATTTCTCCATTCCATCAACTCATGATAACACTCTTCATCATGTGCATGTAAACGAAGTTCAGGATCAGGTTTTAATACACTTTCATAAAAAATAAAGAATGCATCTTTACGTTTCATTTTTTTTACATTGTCCATAGATACCTCTAGATTTCAAATATTTCTTTTCGCCAATCTGATGGATTAAGTTTTTTGGGTTCAATTAAATTAGTTGTTTCTATTTCAATTGGTTTATAATTATCTTTCCAATTCATTGACTCTTTAATCTTTGGACTAATTTCTATATTATTCTTTTTACCTTTTAAGATATCAATTACTTTATTTAATTTTTTCTCTTTCATTTGCCCCACCTCGTAAATGAGTTCTTCACCAACTTGTTGTTGTTGTTGTATTAGTCTTGCCTTATACGCTGGATCTCTCCTAGCTCTTTGTGCATCTGGTTTATCTGGGTTACCTGCTGCTCTACGAGAACTTGCTGCTTTTGATAATGCATTTTTTCTCGCTGCTTTTGTTTTTACGATAGATAAAGTTTTACCAGCATTTGTGGGTCGTTTTGCATATGTTGTTTCCTTAGAACCAGGAAGTGCTTTTATATCACTTGCTGGTGGTAATGCTTTTATATCACTCGCTGGTGGTAATGCCTTCTGACTTCTAGCAGCAGGTAATGCTTTCGGTGTTGGCACTTTTTGATCTGTATTAATTTTTTGAACTGGACGAGTTGACTTCTTTGCTGCTTTATCTATTCTCTTCTGTCTTGAATATTCGTCATCTCTCAATCCAAGTCTAGATCCAAGTTTTCTTGTGACTCCTTTTTCAATATTACTTTTTCTTGTGAGAGCTGCTGATCTTGCTTGTGCTAGTTTTGCTCCTGGTGTTTTGAGAGCTGCCAATCCAACATTTAATCCAGCTCTAGCAGTGCCGACTGTTGCCTTTCCAATATTTCCAAGCATCTTTGACATTGCAGTTGCATCACCATCATCTTTTTGAATAACTTCAAAGTTTTTAGGAGCAACCGCTTGAGCTCTCTTTATACTAGCATCTACACTTGCTTGTCTTTTATCTGCAATTTTTTTAATTTTTTGCCTCTTGGCGTCTTCTATCGCTTGTTTTTTATTCTCTCTAGTTTTCTCTGCCTTTCTTTCTCTCTCTGCCTGAAGTTCTTTTAATCTTTCTTTATTAAGTTCAGTTCTTGCTTCTCGATCTGCTTGTTCTCTTTTTTTACGTTCTTCACGCTCCTCACGCGATCTTTGTTCAGGAGTTTTTTCTGTTTCCTCTACTGCTTCAGTCAGGCTTTTTTTTTACCGATTGCTTTACTGATTGCTTTACGGCGCTTCATCAAATACTTATCAGAAGAATCAACATCTCCATCGTTGTCCACATCAGAATCTTCTTGACCTACTGGGTCAAGTTTCTTCTCTTCAAGACTCTGATTAAACTCTTTCCAAGACTTCATTATCGCCACAAATGCGTTCCTATCATTTATTTATACGCTTTCCCACCTTTAACAATATAACGCTTATTCAGTCCTAAAGCACCAGGAGTCATACTAGCGATATACTTGAAGAATCCCTTTGTTCCAACTAAAGTATTTGGATGTTTCTTATCACGCATCATGCTGTCCATCTTGACTTCGGTATACTCTTTTATATCACGTAACCAAGACTTGAACATAATACCGTTTTCGGTCACACAAATAATATGATTAGTTCCACGACGAGTAATCTTTCCAACCAAACCTGTGTTGAGATTTTCTACAATATCACCGATATTAAAAATTTCACCATTACGATATGATTCACGCAAAGATTCCTGATCAAACTTAGGTGCAATCTCCCAGAGCTCAAGATCTTCTTTGATCTTCATCTGCTTGCGAACTGTATTGTACAGTTCACGTTTTTGCATTGTTTTCAGAGTATTGGGAACACCACGAGAGAATGCATTGAAGTCACCTTCTGCTGCATGAGATCTAAGTTTAGATGCAGACATTCCAGATACATCATCGGCGTCGGGGTCGCGGGATCCACCAGACAGAACCATGATGTTTTCAAAATTATAAAGATCAGATCCATTATATTTTTGTGCTAATCCTTGAAACTCTGCAAGACGATCTTGACCAACTACCACAGTTGCATTTTTATATCCTGCATTGTATGCGCTAGTCAGAACATCAAAGATGGTTTTTGAGCCTTCATCATCCATGATAGATTCCTCGTAATCGGGGAACATTTTTTTCATGAAGTTTATTTTTGTTCCTGGATCAAGAGGATTCTTCTTTGCATCTTGAGTCCGAGAAGGGTATATCTTAAGTTCTGATCCAGTTCTCTTTGCTTCATTCGCTGCTGCTTTCAGTAGTTTTTCATGCCCTATAGTCGGAGGATTAAAACGACCAAATACAACAACTACTCCTTTTACCTGAGTTTGTTGTGGTTCTACTTTCTTTACAGCAACAGGACGTTTTACTGCTTGTTGCTTTGGTTTCTTTTCTACAGTTGGTTCTTCTTTCTTTGCTTCACGACCGGTGAAAATTTTCAACTCACCATCAATAGTTTTTGCTTTTAAGTTTCCCTGATTGTCGTAATAGTCACCATGACCATCGCCTTTCAATCCCATCTTTTTCGCTTTTGTAGAAGCGGAAGTCTCGACAGCTTCTGTAACGAACTGATTGAAGTTCTTCATAATTTTTTATAGAGGTGTCCTACTACTCCAATATCTATTATTTATTCCACTCTTTTTGTAGAGTAAAATTTGCATGAGAAAACTGCCTGCGGTTGACAAGTTTGTAAGTGCCGTACTGATTAGTCATGACGTAACCCTCATGGTCTGATGGTTCGGAACCAATATAGCATGAAACTGCTTCGGTTGATTCAATTCCTTCCATAAGGAATTCTTTGATATGAGCAATCAACTTATAAAGGGAAAGAAGAACTGGACACATCTTGACAGAGATGTCACGTTGTTCTCGGATACAACGATTGATTTCTACTTTGATTTCTGTCGCTCGTTTGTCTGAAGGAAACCGAGCAACATTCGCCATCAAACCAGCAAGATCAATAAGATAATCAACTCTACGCCTACGGGAAATAATTTTAGCATCAGTACTCAGATACTTTACCTTCTTATCTATAGACCAATGATCAAATTTTGAAGCAAAGTTTGCTTGCATCTCAGACAATTTATTACCAGTATAACTTGTATGAACTGCAACTACAATAGAGTGTTCAACTTTCTCATCGAACTGGTAGGTAATTGTATTAGGAGTAAATTTATCAGTGCCACCATATCCAATGAAGTCACCCTGCCAGACACCAGCACGATCGGGAAGACACTCAAGACAAGTATGCAGAATCGCCGCCACTTGTGGATTGTCACCATGATTTTCTTCAATCTCATGATGACTATGATTGATCTTGATCTTGCGCTTGTTGAAGACAGACTTGGTTCCAACAAAACGCTTACCGTTCTCTGGATTATGACCAAAGACAAAAGCAGGAGCCCCATCCCATTTAACAGAGACTTTACTGTTCTTCTCTCTCAAGAAATCAAGAACCTGACGTGTTGATTTGCGACCCAGAAGGACAGCATCTTCGGGGTGTTCAAGGTGTGTGTTTTTCATGTCCCTATTATAGCACTCAACATCAATGAGGTCTGTCATGGTGGACACTTTATAAACTGTCTACAACGGAAGAGGTGGGATTTGAACCCACGGAGGACTTGCACCCTCGCTGGTTTTCAAGACCAGTGCCATAAACCACTCGACCACTCTTCCCTTTATCCCAGTGTCTTATGACCCCGGAGATAATAAAACAATTAGTAATGAGATAAGAAACAAATATAATGCTCCGTACCAAAGCCACGTAATTGTCATATCGCTGAGTTTTTTCATCAGAAAAACTTCCTAATGAGTATTTCCAGATCTTCCACATAATAACATATTATTAAAGATAAATCAATCAGTCACTACTTCCCATTCTAGGTTTACCAACTGCATCAGTCATTTTCTGAGCATCAGTTCTGGTATCTTTTTTAGGAGCAACCTTTTTAACATTACCCATTGCTTTTTTATTTGCTGCTTTCTTCTCTTCAGGAGACATTCTATTATAGTCTCTAGAGATTTTCATCTGCTGATCAATACTTAATTCTTCGTTTGCTTTTACACAACGATTGTAAGTTTTACCAAAAAGTTTCTGGGTTCCTGCTTTCTTGTAACCCTTCCAGCACTTCTTGCCTGCTTCATCAAGCATTCTTTGAACACTAGCAGAAACCTCCTCATAATTATCTCGTGCTTTTTCATCTGCCATCTTAGCAAAACGCTCATTCTCTTTCTGTGAAGAAATTGCAGAAACAATCTTTGCAGATTTTTTAGCAGCCTCTAACTTTTTCTTTCCTTTTGAAGCAAGAGATGTACGTGCTAGGTTTCCAGCACGACGATACATTTCATTCTCTTTCTTTTTATCAATGGGTTTATAACCCTCCATTTCAACTTCTTCTTTAGTTGCTCTAGCAGACTGGAAGTTGCGTGCAATTTGACTTGCCGCCTTCTTCTGTGCCTTTGCTCTCTTAGAACCAGGTTCAGATTTTTCTAGTTCATCAGACTTTGCCATTGCACGACGACCAGGAGACATGCGTGCCTTTTCATCACTACTCATTAATCTACTATGAGTAGGAGCAGGCGACTGATACATTCCCTGATACTTCTCATCAACTTCAACTTTCTTTGACTTCTTCTTATAAGTCTCTTTGGGGAAAGATTCAGTCTTACCACCGTAAGTTGCTCTGACTGGTGCAGTGCCCTTCACATAAGTTTCAGATTTGGAATGCTTTCCTTCAGTAACCTTTTTTATTTTAGGAAGTTTGGCACCAGTTGGTTTTGGTTCCTGTCCTTTTGGATAAACTGTTTTTCCACCACCGAGACCACTCCCCGGTTTTAATTTAGGTTCGTTTCCAACATTTTCAAGAACTTGACCTTCAAATTCTTCTTTCTTAGTGCTATTACCCCAGTTGGCAGCACCAACTTTACGACACTTCACCAGAGCACCAGACGCATATGCAGAGGGCCATACGGAATAACGTGACTTTACCTTATGATAGCAAGCATCCTTTGAACCACTACCCTTTCCTTTCTTGTCTTTTGCCATCAGTTGTTCTCCTCTTTCATATGATCTGCTGCTTTATAACGCTTGTCACCCTTCATATAATTTTGATATGCAGGAGTGTTTGCTTTCTTATCAGCGTTGGTAACTGTCATGCGAGTGTCTTTCTTTTCCTCTTTCTTTTCTCCACCATAAACTGCTTCATCAAGAAGTTGAAGTTGAGAAGCATGGATCTTGGCGATAGTTTCTTCAGAAAGTTTTGTCATCTTTTCAATTGCTTCAGTAAAATCGGAAGCAATCTCTTCATCAATCAAATATGCAACTACAGTGTCAAATGAGTCCAACTCATTACTCTCTGATTTAACTTTATCTGCTAACTTGCCTAAGGCAGTTCCAACAAAGTTTCTCGCTTTTTTAACAGTTTCCTTTGCCGCACGCTTCACTTTCTCTTTTGGTGATGCTGCCTTCCTTTCTGCTGATGCGACCACATCAGACATTTTCCTTACTCTTGTTTTAGTCCCACTACCTTTTCCTGCAACCTCAAATTTCTTACCATCGCCAATGCCACGATACAACATCGCTTTACGGACACCTGCCTTTACTTTTGCCTTGGGACCAGTCTCCACTTTTGCAGGACTTTTTTTGGGCATTTTTGGAAGTCCAGGATTTTTTTTCTTTGCTCCAGGTCCAAATTCTGGTTCAGGTGCTGCGCCAAGGTCCTTTCTAGTGGGAACACTTCTACTTCCAAGAAGTCCACCAGTACCTTTTGCTTTTTCTTTTTTTGCAGGTGGAAGTGCCTTTCTTTCCTTTGCCGCTGGTAACGCTTTTCTTTCTTTCGCAGCTGGTAACGCTTTTCTTTCTTTCGCAGCTGGTAATGCCTTTCTAGCTGCATTCGCAAGTTTTTCAGAGGGTCTTACAACTGCTGCCGCCTTATCAGCCGCAACTTTTGCTTTTTTTGCTGCTCTCTTTTCTGCAGATGCTTTTTCTTTAGCGTCAATTTCTGCTTTTACTTCATCATAAGATTTGCCGCCTGTTCTTCTTTTTGCTCTTCTTGCTTCATTGAGAACCTCAGACTCCGAAGAAATATAATCCTCAAATCCTTCTTCAATCTGCTCAATAGAAAAACCCTCCTCAAGGAATTCATCAATGATCTCTTCAACGAGATCGTCAACTTCATCCTGAGAAAGGTCTTCAAGTAAAATGTTTTCTTCTTCTACTTCTTCTTTCAAGTAGATCGATTGATATGCAGAAGCAATTTCTCTAAGATCCATTTTGTGGCATTTTTTGACGTTATTTTTATTTATAACTTTTGTCAAATAAAAAACAAAATTAATCGTTCTCTCTTTCTTTGTTAAATCCAAATGGTCCAACTTTAGTTTCTGATCTCTTTTTCATAACAAGAGCACCTAAAGATTCCATAATTTTTAAAACATCTTCTGCCTTTGCATTTTCCCCAAGTTCTTTAGCGACATACCAATATTTGCTAAAGAACTCCTCTCCATATTCTTTGTAATCTTCTACTGTAATTGGTTCATTTTTCATTTCTACTTTCCTCAAATTCTTTATCAATTTCTTTATCTAACTGTTGAGATATTTTTCTAATTTTTAAAACTCCATCATCAGAGAAAAAACCCGGATGATCTTTCGTGTACATAAAAAGAGTATGACGCAAAAGAACCGCATCATTCATATTCATTTCAAGATTAATCATAGGTCACTCTTCTTTCAATTTCTTCTCAATTTGTTCATCCAGATCATTAATTACATTACGAATTTCAATAATTCTTAAGGGTACAGATGCTGGATCATATGTGTACAATTTCTGCTCGTCAAACAAAACTTGTCTGACTGCAGCTGCAGATTTTATATCTAAACTTATACTGATCACAGATCTCCCTCCTTACGATTTTCAGAATAATGAACATCAAACTCTCCACCAGGATAACGTGCTTTGAGTTTATCGACATTCATTTCAATTACTTCATTCAAACAAATTTCAAGTCCCATACATGCTTGCATGACGTACCACATAATATCTCCAAGTTCACGCTTCAAGTGAAATAGATTTTCTTCATTCACCGGTTTACCTTGAAATGCAATCTTCTTCACAATTTCAGTAAACTCACCTGCTTCGGCACACATGCCTACAGATGCAGTAAGCAATCGCTCGGTAGGAAATCCCTGACCCTCAAGTTCTTGAAGACGATAAATGAATGCTTCGTGATTTTTACTTTGTTCCGACGTGACCGCATTGACGAATTCTGCATATTTTTTGGGATCAATAAATTTTGTCATGGTTCAAAAGGTTGCTGTTCGTTTTCCATTAGTTTTAAGTCTTTCACTTCCCAAGAACCACCAACACCACCATCCATATTCACAATAATATCATGGGTTGGAAGTTGTTTGGGATTAGAAATATCGATAATATCACCTGGGAGTGGATTAAAGGTGAAGTAATGTCCATCCCAGTATTTGTTTCTAGTATGCATAAGGTTGACTGCATCCCTTTCAATACCACAGTCAGCAATTTTTTTGCCCTCTGGATTGAAGACAGAATAGTAACCTCTCATCAGAATTTAAATCCCTCGAATGATTTCTTCGACTTATGATTATTATACTCTTCTTCTTGTCCACTGTCAAGAATGTCATCCTGTGCAGACTGTTCACAATCATATAAGCGCATCTTTGCACGATCTATACCAAGAACAAATCTTTTATTAACTGACAAATCATTGTACCTATTCTTCAACTGCTTCACCATAATTTGTCCCAACTCCTCAAGCTCATCTGTAGAAATAAGGGCAAACATAAGATCAGCAGTAGCAGGGAGACCAAAGGACTCACTAGTATCAGTAAGCTCAACATCAGAGCTACCATAACCAGAGCGAGTGGTCTGCGTGGCAGATACGATAGGGACGTTTGCTTCAACAGCCAACCCTCGAAGCTCTTCTGCAATTGCCTTAATATATGAATATGAATTGATAGTGCCACCCTGCCGATAGCGGGAGGAAGCGCATATATTAAGGTAATCAATGAAAATAATATCAGGTCTAAATGATTTCTTAAGTGCAAGTTCATTAAGAAGTGACTTAAAGTGTCCACTATGTGCAGATGCTGTAGGATATTCTTTAATTATAAGGGAACCCTCTGTTTTACTAGAGATTTTGGAGACTTTTGTCTCGAACATCTGACGTGGAAGATCTGTGATCTCTTGAATATTGACATTAAGAAGATTAGCATCTATACGTTCTGCAATCTTTTCTTCTGCCATCTCCATGGTGATGTACAAAACATTTTTACCTTGAAGTAAACAAGACGAAGCCATGTGACACATGAATAGAGATTTACCTACACCAGTGCCTGCCAAGGCAATATTCAATGACTTATTAGTGAGACCACCTTTGGTTATCTTATTAAAGAAGTCTAGATCAAATGGGATTTTTTCTTCAGTCTGATGATAAAAATCATATCTCTCTTCATAATCGTTCAGATAATCATGTCCAATATGATTATCAAAACTCACTGATAGCGCATCAGATAAAATAGATGGGATGGCATCTCTGCCTTTCTCTTCATCATTTCCATCTGCAATACTAATTGATTTAATTAATGCCAAATAAATTGCTCGATCACGACACCACTTTTCTGCAGTATCAATCAACCATTGATTGTCGTTCGGAATATCTACTAAATTTTCTATGGAATCACAAACTTGCTTATAAACATCGTCACTCAAGTCTGTACGTTTCTCAATATCAATAATCAATGCCTGCTTCGTGGGCATACTATTATATTTGATAATAAAATTAGAAACCTCTTCAAATATTACTTTCTCATGAAAGTTTTCAAAATATTCCTTCCTTACAAATGGCAGCACCTTCCGTGAGAAATCTTCATTGAAGATGAGATTTCCGATGATTGTTGTTTCAACTTTTTCCATTACTTATAGTGTAGATACGTGCTGAGGATATACTTTGGGATCTCAACCACTGGTTCTCCCCGATGCGGAAACAACCACAGAGGTGGGAAGACCACTAGTTTACCTCTTTCTGGTTTGATTGTCAAATCATTGAAGACTGTATTTCCACCTTCAGGAACATCATTTAGATACCACATAAATGACAAAAATCTCCTTGCAGATGTATGGTCTTGAACATCTACATGGGTATCAAACATATCTTTGCCATTTGGATCGTATTTTTTAATACGAAATTGCTCAAAGGCATGAGCTTCTGGAAATACTCTCTTGTCAATAAACTTGTAATATTCGTTTCGATACTGAATTGTTTTCTTTATGAGTAACGTATGTACTTCATTAAAGTCTGCAGAGTTTTCTGTCAGATTAAATTGAGTAAAAGTTGGCTTCTTTTGCTGATCTATCTTTTCGTGCTTTTCCTCATTAGAATCAAAGATGTGTATAAGAGAATTGCACACATCTTGATCTAAAGCATTATCATGAATACGAATAAAATCTTTAGTTAGAACCATAACTAAATTCAGATTTAGCAATACTGTCAAGTTTTTGCATTACATCTTCAGTGAAATATTCTTCAGGATCTTTTAAGATTACTTTTGCATAGACTTTCTTTCCATTCATCTCATATCGACCAGCAACGTTTTTCCAAAGTCCGCCAATCTCACCGAGTTCAAGAAGACCATAATATCGATCAAGACCACGCTCATCGTAATAAAGACGTACTGTAACATCCTTGTTCTCCTTGCTTAAACGCGACTTAGCAGTCTTTGCCTTGATAAGATTTCCGACGATTTCTGTTCCATCCTTTTCTTTCTTTTTGCTGAGATGGATGATTGTAGAAGCAGCATACTTGAGTCCACTACCTCCTCCCATTTCTTTAGTTGGAACATAAGCACCGATAACATCATAGGTATGGTTAGTAACAATCATAGGAATATTTGCTTGACCCAATTTAAGAGTTAGCATACGGAATGCGCCTTTAATAAGTTGAGATTTGGTCATATCTCTAACTTGTTTATCATTCAAAGCATCAGTAATTTCTTTCTCAGTGGAAAGCATTCCCAAAGAATCAAGAACAAACATACAAGGTTTGCGTTCATCTTCAGGTGTTTTCAAATAAATGTCTACTGCCTTCAGTGCTTTACTACGAAACTCTTCAACTGTTACAACATTAACAACTGCAACTCTGTCAAGATCTATCCCGCGACTTGCGAGTAGAGACTTATTAACAGCGGCTTCAGTGTCAAAATATAAACAATAACTATCAGGGTTACAATCAAGGAAGTTCTTGACGACAGCAAGAGAGAAAAAAGTTTTTCCAGTGCTAGACTCGCCAGCAATGGCAGTAATCTTATTCCCAGATACACCACCAAATATAGACCCTGAAACAAGTCCATTAAAAATGTACGAACCTGTATCCACATAAGTTTCTTTTTCATCTATTTCAGAAGCGAGTTGAGCATAATCACCTCCAATTTCTTTTACAATATCTTTGAGTAAATCCATTAGATCACATATCCGAATTGTTCACGAGCAATTTTTTTGTAAGTATTACCAGGATACTGTTCACGAATATCCTGAATTAGTTTAATCTTTTGATACAAAGCTGCATCTCCACCTAAACGGAGAGCACTTACAATTGTTTTAAGTTCTTTGTCGTTGATGGGTAATTCCATTAATGCTTTGGCAGGTTTTTTAATACGTGGTAAGTTCATTATACTTGATTTCATTTCATTTGGCAAATCAAACAAAAAAACTTTCCAGACTAATCTTTTTCTCAACTGACCATCCAATTGAGTCTAAGATAGTTTTAACAGGTTCCAAAAATGCTTTATCAAATTGCATATCATAATCTACAAATCTTGCCAGATCAAGTTCTTTAGGGAAGTCTTGAATAAATGAAATGACATTTTCTCTTGTAGGATTTGGACTTTTCAGATAACAAAATTTAATTTTCTCACCGTTTTGAATGTATGCGTATTTTTTATCTAATCCACGCTCTTTTATATAGAAGTTATAAAGTAAAGCTCCACGAACATGCATAGGTGTTCCCTTTTCATAAATCTTTGATGTACCTTTATACTTGTTTACATTAGATACAGACCTCGGAAAGGAAATATCTTCTGGAGATAATCCACGGAAATGTTTACGAGATTCTTCAATAAAATTAATCATCTCATCTTCAGTTGCATTCATCATCAGTTTAAGTCCATCCTTAATCATTTGACGACAAGGCGCTGGAGTAGATGACTTGACTGCTTCAATGCCCATGATCTTAAGTTTAGGTTCTGCATATCGCACTCCTTCACTATCCCAGACATTCAGAATGTATCTCTTCTTAGCAGTCCAAATGCCACGATCAGCGATGTTCTCTCGCTTCATCTGCATCTTTTGATCATAGGCATTTACATAGTCCGCCAACGCTTGGTAAGAACTTTCAATATAAGGTTCAAATTCCACCTCACAGACCTTATTAAGGAAGTTAACAACTTCCTCAGAAGTTTTCTCTCTGTCTTTGAATACAGCGTCAACAAAAGGACCCAAATTAAGATAAATGGAGTCAGTATCTGAAGCAATAACATAATCAGTGTCCTCTGTTTTCAGGATTTTATTTAGACGCTTGTTCATTCGATTTTCAATCCAGCGAATTGAAACTTGACCAGACAAGGTGATTGCTTCTGCATTTGCTAGTTTGAAATACCTGAAGTATTGATTACCAATAGCACCATAAGCAGAGTTAAGAGAAATCTTTTTCGCCATTTGAATGTTGTTACATCTGGCGATCTCTTTTTCAAGTGCTTTAGTAGGCGTCTTCTCATACTGCTGTTTGGCAGTAAGCATCTTCTTCTTGAAGATAACACGGTCTCCATACATCTTCTCCATCAACTCAGGCAAGAAACCTTTTATATCCTTGCGATACATTGCACCATTCGGACAGACAGCATAATTTTTATGCATTTCAAATGTTACTTGCTCATTAAGTATTTTGTCAACTGTGGCTGATGGGTGTCTCTCGCCCAAGAGGGTTTCTGGGGATATATTATATTGCATAATAAGATGAGGGTAAAGACTGTTGAGGTCAAAACTGACAACCCAATCATACTTTCCCGGAATCGGTTCCTTGACATAAGCACCTGCATACTGTGAATCTTTTTCTGATCTCTCTTTGGGAGGGATTACTATGTTCTTTTTCTTTAGATAATTATAGATGATTGCATCCCAAGTGCGTACCTGAAAGAAAACATCTGTAAAGTTTACCTTAGCATCAAACGCCATCGTTAATGCAAGTTCAATCAATTTCATCTTGTCTTCCATACGGTCAACAAGTTCCACGTCTCTAATATTATACTCAATAAACTTCTGCCAGTTACCTGTATAGAAGTCTTTAAAGGTATCAAACTCGGAGTGATCCAATTTACGCTCACCCAATTCCACAAATGCAATGTGATCCAGGCGATATGATTCTTGGTTCGTATAAGTAAACTTCTTATACAGATCAAGATAGTCAATGACAGTAATGCCTGCCATCTCGCATGTCAGTTGATCACGACCATGTAACTTGATCTCACGAGTGCGAACATTATTCCAAGGAGAAAGTTTCTTCATAACCTTCTCACCCATCAGGCGCTCAATGCGTCTTACGATGTAAGGAATATCATATAGTTCACAGTTCCAACCAGTAATCACTTCAGGTTGCTCTGCCTGCCACCAATCAAGGAAACGATTGATCAGATCAAACTCATCATAGCACTGCACATACTTGACATCCTTACGAGTGTTGTTGAATGGACGAGATGCAAAGCAGATGATCTGTTTGGTTGCATAGTCCTGCAGTGTGATTGCAAGCAGTTCCTCTGCAACATTAAAGACATCGGGGAAACCGCCCTCTGCAGCAACCTCAATGTCAATGGTAAACAATTTAATCTTTTGGATATCAAACTTGATTTCATCCTCAGGATACTTTTCTGAAATATATTGAGCAACATATCGATCATTGCCATAGATAGCAAATCCTTCTACATCCTTATATTTTTCTACAAACTCTTTACAATCTGAAATCTTACCAGGTTTGATTGGTTCTACGCACTTGCCGTCAAGTGTTTTGTATTTTGTTTCTTTTTTAGATGGAACAAAAAAAGTTGGATAAAATTCTTCTCTTGCAGAAAAGTGTTTACCATCTTCATATCCACGTACCAGGACTTCATTAAATCTCTGGTAAACATTTGTATAAAATCTCATTTAGTTAAGGAATTGTATTGAGAGAGAAGTTTTTGATTTGGATCAACCATTGTCAATATTTTATCAGAGCTCATCATGATAACATTGTCATCAGTTATATCTTTTAACCATAGTTTCAATTCTCCATGGTCGTACAAACAAGGATTTGTAAGTTTGCAGTCTGGTTGGCCAATATCAATTGCCCCAACCTCTTCAATCTCACTCAGTAAAATTAACTTGTTCGTTAAGTAAAGAACTTGTATCTGCTGTCTCTCCTCCGTCGATGGTGATTCCATCATTTGATCCGTTGACTGTGCTACTTCCTCCATATTTTCTCCTAGAATATGCTTGTTCAATTGATTCAATTGGATCAACAATACATACAACCCAATCTTTATTTACAACGATATCATCATCTTTTGAAAGTGACATCCACTTATAAAATACCGCTTCATGTTTAGGTGAAATATCTTCTGTTAAAACTTGAGATTTTTTCTTAACTTTTATACAGTGTGGATCTTTAAAAAGATATGAAACTAAATTTTCTCCTGAATCTCTAAATTCTTTGATGTCTGCAATGACCTCCTCACCAGACTTCAATAATGCTAGTTGAATACTCATGATCAGTGTTTACCTCTTGCTATTATACCAATAAAAAAGAGGGGAGTCAACTGGTTTGTGCCAGTTCCCCTCGGCGGCGACGATATTCATTTTTTATTTAGTAAAGAGGATTATTCAAACAAAGTTTAGATACCCTTTGCAAGCACTCCTCTTTATTTCCAACTTCTTCATAATTTTTAAGACGACTAGAGATAATGTCAGCAACTTCAACGAAATCATTTTCATCAAATCCTCGTGTAGTTAAAGCAGACGATCCCAATCTCAATCCACTGGTAACAAAGGGTGACTCTGGATCAAAAGGAACTGTATTTTTATTTGCAGTAATATTGATTTCACTCACAAGTTGATCAGCGAACTTACCTGTAATTCCTAAACTTCGTAGATCAAGTAAAACAATATGATTATCTGTACCATCAGATACAACATCAATACCATTATCAACCAATCTTTGAGCAAGGGCTCTGGAATTACTAACAACTTGTCTACAATATTCTTTAAATTCTGGTTTCAATGCCTCACCAAAAGCAACAGCTTTCGCTGCAATGACATGTTCTAAAGGTCCCCCCTGAGTTCCAGGGAAAACTGCTTTATCTAATTTTTTACCCAACTCAATATCATTAGACATAATCAGTCCACCCCTAGGTCCTCGTAAGGTCTTGTGAGTGGTTGTAGTTACTACATCAACGTATGGAATAGGAGATGGATGAACACCGGTTGCAACTAATCCTGCAATATGTGCAATGTCTGCTAAAAGGTATGCACCAACCTCATCAGCAATATATCTAAATCTACCAAAATCAATAATTCTAGTGTATGCAGAAAAACCACAAATAATTAATTTTGGTTTATGCTCTCTTGCAAGATTTAAAATCTGTCCATAGTTCAATATACCTCTTTCATCAACCTCATAATGAACAATGTTAAACCACTTGCCGGACATATTAACTTTAGAACCGTGAGATAAATGTCCCCCATGAGACAAGTCAAGAGACAAAACAGTATCTCCAGGTTTTAGTAAAGCAAGAAATACAGCGGCATTCGCTTGTGCTCCACTATGAGGTTGAACATTTACCCAATTTACTTTGAATAATCTTCGCGCTCTTTCTCTTGCTAAATTTTCAATCTCATCAATCCATTCGCATCCTCCATAATATCTCTTTCCTGGAAGACCCTCCGCATACTTATTCGTAAGAATAGAACCTTGAGCTTCCATGACATCGGCAGATGTGAAATTTTCACTGGCAATCATTTCTAAATGATTTTGCTGTCGTTCTAATTCCTTCTGAATAAATCCATAAACTAATTCATCATTGTATTTTAAAGTCATGATAATCTCCAATAAAAAGAAGAGATAACTGGTAAAATCCAGTTATCTCCTCAGTATAACTATATCTAATTATATTTATTCAATATGGAAGAAACAATTCTTCTTCTTCTGATTTTGGTGTTAGTTCATATGCCAGGATTGCTGATGCGGTAAGTGCTAAAAAAAATGCAAGTAGTGCCATTGAAGTATTAGACATGGTACACAATTATATAGAAAAAAGTGTATCAATATGATACACTTTTGTATCAACCATAGCAGAAATTAGTTAGGATTTATAGATAATCTTTTCTAGAATGATGCTCTGGAATAACTTTACCCAAAATAATAGTTAATAACCCATCCTCAAAAGTAACTGATCTAACTTCCGTTTCATCTGAGAGGGTCCAAGATCTGGTGAAAGATCTCTGAGCCATTCCTCGATGGACATATGTTGATCCATCTTCACTTTCATGTTTTTTTCCTTCGACAAAAAGTTTACCGTATTCGGTGTAGACATTTACCTCTTCCTTTTTAAATCCTGCTAGTGCTAATTCAAGTCTAGATTCGACGTTGCTGACTTGAACTAAATTGTATGGTGGATAGTTTGATGTGGTTTCATGTTGCTTAAACACACGATCAAAGTATTCATCAAGACCAATACTGTTTCTATTTATACGATCTAGCAGAGAAGGCAAATCTGCAGCATGATAACTCGTAATGTTACCCATAGTTCTTAGCTCCTTTAAAAGCGAGTTTGTGTTGTATGGACCCATTCGGCATCCACTACTATTTAACCACAAAAAGAAAAAAAGAGACACGGTAATGACCGTACCTCATTATAGGGGTTTCCGACAATCGTAGAGTCTGCACGAAAGACTCAATGTTATTTAGATCCGTTATTCACCCTCTTTGTTATTTCTCTGAAGAGTGATTTTTCAGTTGTTTGCTCTTCAAAATACTTCTCAAAAAGTTCCTTATTGAATTCTTGATCTAGTTTATCATTAATCTCAGACTGAAGAATAGATTCCTTCTTCCCATTCTCGTCTGCAATAAACAATAAAGTATCACCTTTCAACTGTTCTTTACGAACAACTTTCTTGGGTGCCTTACCACCAAACATCTCATAAGAAATTTGATTTTTCTGCTTACCATTTTCGTAAACATATTCCAAAAAGTGATCACCACCACCCAAGTGGTCAAGAACTACATTCTTTTTATCTTGAGAATTTTTAGCATTCTTTTCCTTTTCATATTTACCCCAGAGTCTATCATCTGCCTTCCTAAATGAACTAGGAACTTCTGCCTGTTTCATCAAATCGGAGTTAATTGTTCTACCATACTTTGCTCTAACTTTGTCCAGTTTTTTAAACTTATACTTTTCCTGCTTAACCTCAGGAAGAACATAAGGTTTTTTGATATCACGAAGTATTCTCTTACGATTTTCAGAAAGAACTTCTTTAGATTCTTTCATCGGTGTCCCTTTCTTAAGAAGTTTGATCAACTTATCAAGAGCTTCAGGTTTA